GAGTTTCCTCAACCTGCTAATCCTACCCATACAGTCAATGTTATAACAGTTTTTGACTCTTTAAACCGTCATTATTATACTTTCGGTCTTAAAGATTATAATAATAAAGATGAAGACGTAACTTATATAAAGTGTTCTACTGAAAGAGAACTATTTATGAGATTTGTTGAATATATTGAAAAAGATTATCCAGATATTATGTCGGGTTGGAATAGTGAGTTTTTTGATTTACCTTATATTTTAAATAGATGTACTCGTATACTTGGCGATGAATGGACTAATAGAATATCTCCTTCAGGTAATGTATATAGTAGAACTATACGTGGTCAGTTTGGTCAAGAGCAAACAAGATGGTATGTTGAAGGGGTTTCATTAATTGATTATCTAGATGTATATAAAAGATTTTCTGTAGGTATAAAAGAAAGTTATAAACTTGATGCTATTGGTGAATCTGAGTTAGGTGAGAAGAAAGTAGACTTTGGTAATATGAATCTTGCTACTCTATCAGATACTGATTGGCAAACGTTTGTTGAATATAATATTCAAGACGTTAGACTTCTAACTAAACTTGAAGATAAATTAAAGTATACAGAACTAATTAAAATGTTAGCTTATGTAGGATTAACTACCTTTGAAGCTGCTATGGGTTCCCTTTCAGTAATTAATGGTGCTACTGCTGTTATATCTAGAAGACGTAATCAATGTGTACCTTCATTTATTAGAAATGAAGACTCGGGAAAGAACCCCGGGGCTTATGTAGGTGAACCTTTACAAGGCTTTCAAGAAAATATTATATCGTTTGATGCTAACTCTCTATACCCGAATGTGATGATATCTCTTAATATGTCTCCAGAAACTAAAGTTGGTAAAATAGAAGATAAAAATAATAATGAAATAGTTATACGACATGCAAATGGTAAAGTATTTACTTTAACTCATGAAAAGTTTCTGAAGTTTTGTAAAAAAGAAGAAATAGCAATAAGTAAAGCTAACGTATTGTTTACTCAAAAGAGTAAAGGGGTAATGCCTGAGATTTTAGATTATTATTATAATAAAAGAGTTGACGTTAAGAAAGAGTTGGGTAAACTAAGAAAAAAATATTTAAAAAATAAAAATCAAAAGCTTAAGTTTCAAATTGAGCAATTAGATGCTAAACAGTTATGTATTAAAGTTTTAATTAATTCTATATACGGTTACTTTGGTAATAAACATGCACCTTTCGGTGATGATGATATAGCTTCTTCTATTACTTTAACTGGTCAAGCAGTTATTAAAATGTCTAATGAATTACTTAAAAAATATATTAAGAAAAAGACGGGTATAGAAGATGAAAAAACTTTAAATGATTGTATTATATATAACGATACTGATAGTAGTTATATTTCAGTAAAACCTCTAATTAAAGCAGGTTTATCTTTTACAGGTGATGATGGTAAAGTTAGCAATGAATTTTATGATGAAGTGCAAAATATTGAAGATTTCTTAAATGAAGAAATTAAAGTATGGGGTAGTAAGGCTTTAAACTCTAAAGATTGTAGGTTTGTATTTAAACGTGAAATGATAGCTGATGTTGGTATATTTTTACAGAAAAAACGTTATGTTATACATGTATTAGACGATGAAGGTATACCTACTGATAAGTATAAGTATACGGGGGTAGAAGTAGTAAGAAGTACTATGCCTGATGCAATTAAACCTCACGTAAAAGGTATAATTGAAACTATGTTATCCACTCAGAGTATAACTGAAACGAATGCTGTGTTAGATAAAACTTATAAAATTTTTAAAGACTTACCAGTTGAAGATATAACGTTTGTTTCAGGGTTAAAAGGTTATGAAAAATATGCAGGGCAGTGTGATGGTTGGAAAACTGCTAAAGGTATGCCTATTCACGTTAAAGCTGCTTACTATCATAATATGTTACTTAAGAAGTTTAATATAGAAAAAGAATATGAAACTATTAGTTCGGGAGATAAAGTAAGATATTTTTACTTACAACAACCTAATCCGTATAACTTACCAAGTTTAGCATACAAGTATTATTATCCTGATGAATTTAAAAAAATATTTCATGTAGATTATGATAAAATGTTTGAGAAAAATTTATATGCTGTGATAGAAAGATTTTATGAAAATGTTAAATGGTCTATACAAAAGCCTGGCAATGCAGTTCAAACTAACTTATTTGATTTATTAAGTTAATAATTATGAAAATATTAATTTTTGGTTTACCGGGTAGTGGAAAATCTACATTAGCTAAAGAGCTATCTAAATTATTAAAAGGAGTTTGGTTAAATGCAGATGAAATCCGTAAAGAGTATGATGATTGGGATTTTAGTTATGAAGGTCGTATAAGACAAGCCAATCGAATGAAATATTTATCCGATGGTGTTGTTAAATGTAATAAAATAGCAGTAGCAGATTTTGTTTGCCCTACTAAAAAAGCTAGAGCTGATTTCCATGCTGATTTTGCTATATGGATGGATACTATAAAAGAAGGTAGATATGAAGATACCAATAAAATATTTGAAAAACCTACTGTTTACAATTATAGGGTAAAAGAATGGGGTGGTAATAACCCATATAAAATTTTAAATAAAATTAATAATGTTTGATTATAAAAAATCTACAGTACAAATGTTAGGACGTTGGCAACCTTGGCATAAAGGTCATACAGTGCTTTTTAAAAAGGCTTTAGCTAAGACTGGGCAAGTTTGTATTATGGTAAGACTTACGGAAGAAAATGACAGCAATCCGTTCGACCCTTTTACAGTTACGAACAATATTAAGAAATGTTTAACTGAAGAGGGTTACTCATTTAACAAGGAATATACTATTGTTGTTGTACCGAATATTGTAGATATAAGTTATGGTAGAGGAGTTGGGTATACTTTTTCTGAGCATAATTTAGGAGAAGAAATACATAATATTAGCTCTACAAAAATAAGAAAAAATATGAGAGAAAAAGGCGAATTAAGTTGACTTATTAATTAAGGTAATTAAAATATATGTATGTCAGATAAAAAATATACTACATTTATTGATAACGCCGGACGAGCTATTTTTGGAGAATTATATGATGATAAATCCGATACTCTAGTAGTAAAGAATCCAGTTATGATTACAGTTCAACAAGGGGAAAACGGACAAATGGCCGTGCAATTATTTCCTTTATTTTTTCAAGAATTTGTACAACCTAAAGAAGATGGTTCAAGAGCTAATTTTTTCGAATATTCAAAAGGCAATATTGCAATTAGTACTAATTTTTCAATTGAACCTCGTATTGTAGAGCAGTACGAAAAAATTGTAAATCCAGTTTTAGTATCAGCTAATACACCAACAGGTAATGAGCCTGAAGTTATTAAGTTGTTTGACGACGAATAAAAAAAATAAAACTAAGCCTCTCAGAGAAATCTGAGAGGTTCCCTATGATGACACCACAAGAAATATGGGATTATAAATTAGGATGGAAATCATATGGGTTTTCAGTACCATTTCATTCAGATTGGGAAATGGAATATACAGACTTTTGTAAAGAAAATTTTAACAAATGGCAATGGGATATCTATAGATGGACTAACGTTTATGAACATACAATGCAATTTGAAAAAATAAAAGATGCTGATAAGTTTAAAGAATTTATTGATAAATGATAAACATATACTATAATAGAAGTATATGAGTAAAGAAATTGATGATATTTTATCTGTAATTGATAAATCTAATCCATATGCATCTTTCTTAAATGAAAGTGCTATTAGTAATGTAGATGGTTGGTTAGATACGGGCTCTATGGTACTAAACGGTATCGTTTCCGGGTCGTTATTTGGAGGTATACCTAGAAATAGAATGACATTATTAGCAGGTCCTAGTATGACTGGTAAGTCATTTATATTGCAAAAGATTTTAGCTAATGCTCAAAAAGAAGGTTTAATACCTGTTATATTTGATAGTGAAAATGCTATCGATCGCGATGGAGCAGCAGCATTAGGGTTAGATGTTAGTAAAGTGAAATATGTACCTGTTTTTAGTATTGAAGAGTCTT